AGGCCCGCATGACGTCAAACACCTCCTTGCGCACACCACGTGGTTCGACGTCTGTTTGGCCTACCCAGTACACGATACGTGTGCCTACGTCGCCAAGGCGAACGATCTTATCCAAGTGGTCGCGCCAGTCCTTCCGTGTGGTGTCCAGTTCCATAGTGGGTGGCGCAAGGGCTTTCATGTCTTCGCGGCTGATCATTCGGATGTCTCCTCGTGGTACTCATCATCCACACAACAAACGTGATATCGGTCTCCATTGACAAACACATCATGTCCAAGTTTCTTAAGAGCCATTACAAGCAACTCATCCTCATTATAGCTTGTTCCCGCATAGCAATGAGCAACCGCATCACGTCGCAACACCTCCACACCGTTAACCTTAACAACCCCGCCCTCCGCGTAGTCAAACCCGCATGTTTCGCAATCGTGAATGTCATCATTAGTTTCAATATCAATTCGCATCTCTTGCCTCCCACGTCATACGCACCGGCTTGTTGTCCTTGAACTCAACCGTGTACACGCCCTTGATACAGCAACTCATGCCCTTGATAGGCGTGTTGGTCATCAGCGGGGAATCTGTCTCCAGCGCGGTCAAGTACGTCTCTCCGGTTAGGGTTTTCTGACGGACGCGGTAGGCTACAATTTGTTTGTTGTATTCTGGGTTGTGCCAAGGAATGTCATCTGGTGTATGACTAAAACCATGCTCTTCTTCATGATACACCCCCTTCCCCTCTGGCAAGTAACAAGTGCTGTAATCTACTCGCCAAGTCTGCACCTCTTCGTCGCCATTCAAGTCAGACGGCATTTTTGTTCCTTTATGGGCAATCCACGGCCCCCACTCACTGCTCATTGCATCACTCCTTCCGTTTCAAAGTTGCTTCCGTTAATCTCGCCAATGCACATGCCAAGCATAATTGCATCGGTGATCGGTTTAATCAAGCTTGCATCGCCCGAAAACTCAACCGCGTTGTCTTGGTCTATGTACAGCGTCACCGTGATTTGTCCACTGTGCGGCTCAATCACCATCGCTTGAATGTTGTGTTGCATTCCTACACCCCCTCCCAATCATTGCTATCCGCTGCGTCCAGAATGAACTTGTACAGCTCGCCAAAATGCGTCTTCATCTCCGCCTCGGTCCATGTCTCTCCAAACATCTCAACCTCTTGAATGTCTACGTCAACAACCTCATCAGGGCCAGTAGACGGATCGTGCAGCATGGTCGCAGTCAGTGTTGCGTTCATGTTTAGATCTAGTGTTTGCTTTACGCGCATGTGTTGCCTCCTTTGTCTTGTACTCACAATACATATCACCACAACCTACGCTTTGCAATGACAATATACCCGTCCTCTTGGTCTGTTTTCTTGATGCGCACATCTTCATTGGTCCAGCCGTTGCCGCGAACCCATTCTTTACACTCTTCAAGGCTCTGCGGCGTGCACCTGCCAAAGAACGCTACTATTGGGCCTGCCATTCTCTAACAGCCCCCATAGCCGCCTCCCAGCCTAGCGCGACCGCTACGAAACACCCCGCATCTTGACACGCCTCAAGGTAGTCAATCTGCCCCGGTTGCCACTTAGACTTTGTGTGGTCCAAGCGTTTCATCTCGCACACAAACGTCACACGCCCCGGAATAATCACGTCCGACGCACCTGACACAAAACCGCCCTCTGCCTTCATTTTAGCGTGTTGCGCATGGCTTCGCTTGCCCTCGTTCCTAATGTGCAGTGCAATCCGCTTTAGATCTGGCGGCAGTTGATTAAAAAACGTGGATTGCTCTGCTGTCTCTGTAGGGCACGCGCCGCGATATGTGGTATCGCCGTATACACGCAACCAATTAGGGAATTTCATAGTGTAGGTTCCTCATCTTCTGGTTTTCCAAACGAATACACAGTATAGAACCCCGTCTTCTGGCTCTTCTGGTACTCTACAGTTTTTGGTGGTTCACCATTCAATGATTGGTATAGCTCCAACTGCCGCATAGCAAATTGGCTCTTTGGCGATTTTTGAACCCACCAGCTAAAGCTACGGTAGGGTGTTTTGAAGTCCAGCCGCACTACTTCATTGCCATTGCCGCTCACCGTCTCTCTTGCCTCAAACGCCACAACCTCATCACACTGACGATTGTGTGGGGAGCGTTTCAGCGCGCGAAATTCAATTCTTAGTTTTTCGTTCGGGTCAATTAGCTCGCAACCGCAGGCGCAGCATCTCCTTGCTGCAATGTCATTTGCAGCACCACACCCGGCGCACTCCTTACTCGTCCACCGCTGCTGACATTGATCCAGCTTGCCGCCGCCAACCGGAACCATATTCAAGCACCTACGACCGTAGTGGGACGGGATAGGGCCATGTTCACATTCGATCTTCTGACCTGTTAGATCGGCGAAGTACCCGTCTTCTGTGACGCTGTATCCCTCATCGTTCTTGCGCGCAGAAAACTCATTAACTCCGCCGCATGTTGGGCATGTAACGTTAAGATAAGTTGCCTCTTCTTTTTGTGGTGTGGCCCTAATTTCAGGCGAATAAATATCACCGTCTGGAAACATGTCATCAACCTGACCTGTATAATCAAGCCACAGCGACCTTGGCTTCATCGGGTCAAGTCGCCACGCTCGGCCAAGGATTTGCTGGATCAGGCTAGCGCTTTCGCTGCGTCGCAACGTCGCAATTACGCTAGTGTGAGCTACGTCGAACCCTGTTGTTAACGTGCCAACCGAAACCAAATACTTGAATTTTTGATTTCTGTAAGCCTTAATGACGTTCCCACGTCCTTTAACTTTTCCATCCTTCGCCCAAGCGTCATTACCCAGTACACAACCAGAATTACCCGGCGGCAAAGATGCCATGATCTCCTTTGCATGATCCAAGGTCGCGGCGAACAACATGCATCCGCCATATCTGTTTTTAGCTTGCTGCACCACATCATAGACAATAGCTGATGTCTTGCGACCCTGCCCCACATAGACCGCGTGTTCGTCTTTTGAGTCAAACTTACCCATTGTGTTAAGCCGCAGCGCGCTTGTGTCGTATCCGTCAGCCAATGGAGCGCCCACATCCATAGGGCATAGAAAGCCCTGATCCAGCATTTCCTGCGCCGACACCCGATGCAAGCATTTTGCGAAATACGGATCTTTTGCTTGCTGTTCTGGCATGACACGCCCGTTAGGATCAACGCGGTAGATGTAACCTGACCCCAATCGAAACGGTGTGCCTGACCACCCAAACACCCGCAGGTTAGGATTACCTTCCCGCATAGCCTCAATGATGAGTTTGATAGAAGGCGTGATACCGTGAGCTTCATCAATATTTACAGCACAATACCCAGTCAAAAAGCGGCTGATTGAATTTTTCACCGTTCCGGGCGTGCCAAAAACAATGTTGTGGCGCGTGGACTTCACACCTGCCGATGAGGAAAAGATTGATGCAGGGTGGCCTGTCATCAACATTTTTTCATGGTTCTGCACTACAAGTTCTTTGGATGGAGCAAGGTTAAGCACCTTCTTACCGCCGCTCAGGTTAGTGAGCGCGTCAGAAATAGATGCTATAAGAAAACTTTTCCCAGCCGCAGGCGCCGCATCGATTACAGCGGGTTCAATAGAGGTCTTAGCCCATTGAATAGCTTTATCTACGCAAACCTGCTGATACGGCCTTAAGTTAATACTTGACATCACTTATACCTCCAAGACAATCCGCCGCAGTATTTGCGCTTGCCGCTACAACACCTGCTTATATCAGACGTTCCGCATTTCACGCCAATGTTATCCCTAACCCACTTAGCTGCGTCACTTACACTATTAAATTCAGTTCCATTTGATGATATGACAGGTCTCAATCTTGCTTCATTAACCTTCCTAGACGCATCTATAAGTTTAGGCGTCTTAGATACATCAAATGACCACGTATACCCATAAGCCACATGTCTGCTCTCGTTGCAGCAGCTTGATATATGACTTTCAGTAGCTCGATCATAACCCATCAACCTACAAAATTTAGCTGCTTCCTTGAGAGAGCTAAATACATCTCCATTTGAATTTATAACAGGCTTCATACATTTTTCCGCCTTAAGCTTAACAGTTTCAGGATCAAACTTGTACCCACTTACTCCGCCACCTCCACCAGTGGAATGGTTGCACAGTCTATCAATTCCTATGGAATTTATTAAAATTCTTTCAAACGAAAAAGAGCAAGCTTCAAATTCAAAAAACTTAACTTTTTCTGCAGTAAATCCATATTTATCAACTATGTGTCTCCAGTGATCAGACCTACTGCATTTAGCAATATATCTTCCACCACTACCCTTGCCCACGTAAAACACCTGCCCTTTTTTAGGTCCAGATGCGTAACGGTGCACGTAAACGTAGTATTTCTTTTCTGACATAAAAACCCCGCTAAGGTTGCGCTGATGTATTGAACGGGCAGGGCTGTCAGCGTCACAGCCTTTTCGGGAGCTAACCTAGCCCGCTCACATAATATAGGGCTTCACACCTGCATTATCAACTCAACTTCCAATATGAACTGCCGCGCCCACGATATGGCTCTAGATCCGCATCAGGACACAAATCCTTAACCGCCTTAGCGTAGGAAACACTACCCTGCTTTTCCACCTTGGTCAGCTTGCGCCCCCATAGCAACGCATTGGCCTCCCCCGTCAGCGCAACCAACTCTTCCAAGACCTCCTTTTGGCGTTCCTTTGCCAAATCCTGCGCTTCTTTCAACTGATCGTATTCGTCCAGCAAAAGCTTAACAGCGTCGGTGTTGATTTCTTTGCGCAGTGGTTCGAGGTGTTCCGGGTCGTCTAGTTCGGACAAGTATTCGGCGTAGAATTGACGTGCAGACCCGCAGGCTTCACGCAAAAAATCATCGTCACGATCAATGATTTCAAGCTTATGGCCATGGCGTGACCACTGGTAAAAATACGCCTTACTGCAACCAGTGCACATCATCTCCCATTGCATCTGTGCCGCATAATGCGGTTGCTCAGCGGCGGTCTTAAACTCACCACCATTCCGCAACCCATATGGCACCTTAACCTCTAGGACGGCATTTTCAGACTGGATCAGCCCGTCAGGACTAGCACCAGCCCAATCCTCAAAGGTGTGAAAACCTGTCTCCTCAACATCAAGGCCGGTCTCCAAGGTGAAGTCAAGTGTAGCCTCCTCCTCGTGCGCTTTGCCGTGCTCCGTGGCCACGTTGCCTTCAAACTCACTAGATGCACCGTGGTACTCACGCACCATGGCGCGCATAACGTCCTCTCGTGTTTGCCACGGGTTAAGGCCAAGGATGGCACCCACCCTAGAGCCAGTAACGCGGCCAACCCTAGCACGATGCCACTCAGCGCTTCTTTGCTCTAACACCTGATATGATTTCATTATCTGTCCAACCCCTATATTTCCTCATGTACACCGTCCTACTATCTAATCCTGTTTTTTTAGCTACATCATTTATACTCATTCCATTGTCTAATTTTGCAGTGACCCTGCGGTTCTTCATTTGCGTGCGCTTATCTGCCCACCTGCAATTATCCTTTGAGTACCCTCGATCATTATCTATCCTGTCAAGGCTAAACCCATCCGGCCTTTCCCCCATATCGCATATAAATTTAACAGGATCATTTACCCACTCATCGCAGACGGAAATGCCACGGGCGCCGTAGTCCTTATAATCTTTAGACTTAGGATTGCCGCACCTGTTAACCATAGATGACCATGTTGGGTAAAGTGGATGGCCCCTCATTCCGTGTTTGAGGTTTGGCTTCCTATTGGCATCACAACCACAATGTGACCTGCCGTTATATAGATTGTTTTTGTAGTAAACACCAGCCCCCCCACAGTCGCACTCGCAAAGCCACTTTTTTCTTCCCTCATTGTTCTTTCCGACGAACGAAACTACAATGAGTTTTCCATATCTTTTACCAGTTATATCTGACATGTAAACACACCCACTTGTATCAGTAATTACACTAAAATACAATGCAGAAACCATATTGTCAACTATGGCTTTATATTAAGAATTCATTGAATAGCTTATGAAAAGAGGGGCATAAGCCCCTCAATCAGTTATCACAAAAAGTTAGGAGCGAATGGAATGCTATCACCGTCATCCATAGGCGCACCCCCTGCGCCATAGCCACTAGAGCCACCCTCAGACTTTACCGGCTCTTGAACCTCGGATTTTGGCGACACAGCCGCGATCCAATTCCCAGAACGCGTCTGCCCGTCATCTCCATCCATCTCCCACTTCATGACCTTCAGCGTCATGAATTTGTTGGTCAGAGCGCGCGTCAGATCCTCCGAGCTAGGTGGACCTTGCAGCGTAGAAAGCTGCCCCCCAGCGTTCGCGTCAATAGCCGCCAACATCCGTTTTGCGTTGTCGGACTTTTTCTGTGGGTCTTTTGCGCGCGGGTCTTTGCCGTACACATCCAGCTTCTGGAAGATCACACGGTTTTTATACGCCTCCGGCTTTGTTACGCGCCACTGCACATTGACGTGTTGATCCTCGGATTGGTAGAAATTCGCCCACTCTGCTTTCTCCGCAAACGCAACGACATTGGTGTTGTCAGGGATAGGCTCACCGCCTCCTGTCGGTGCCTCATATGTGGTTTCAGATTTAGCCTGACCGCCGTCGGAAAGTTCCCAAAATGACATCTGTTAGGTCTCCTTAGATATAATCTGCAAATGGGTTTACGTTGTGCTTCAGTGGAATGCTGCCGCTAATGCCAAGTCTGTTTTTAGAGATGTTGGCAGGTGTCATTCCAAGGATAAGCTCCCTATCGTCACTAGAGCGCGCCTTTCCATCATCCGACACAAAGCGCTCTTGACCAATATAACCCACTACGTCAACGTTATTGATGTATACTGGCGCACTCTCCTTGTGAAGCTGAAGATTGTAACGCGTAAACGGCTCGCCATCAGGCGGATCAAGTCGATCAATTTCAACATGGGCCAGAAAGATAACATGCATCCCTTTCTTCTCTCGTAGAGCCTCTGCGTATTTCTTAACCCGCATATGCTTGGACTTTACTGCAGCCCTGCCAGCTCCGTACCCCCCCGCTGCCTGCACCACAGATTTAGGGTTTTTAGGGTCATTATCAACCACTGACTGAACAAACAAGTCCTCAAGGCCCGTTACACTGTCAACAATCAAAGTCTTAAACTCGTGCTCGTCCTTTAGTAGGGCTGCAAGCTGCTCAAAAAGCTCGTTCTCATCCCACACGTTCTTCCCATTAACTTGCTTCATCCTGCCGCCAATTGGATCTAGACCCGCAGGCTTATTTGCCGCGTCACGTGGCATAGCCTCACCCTTAGTCCGGATAATGTACGGCGCAGGAAACGTAGATGCCGCAGTAGACTTACCGCACCCCGCATCTCCGGCCAATGTAATCATGAGAGGCTCATTGCTCTCTTGGGGCTTTGCGCCCGCTAGTACACTCATTCGATGTCCTCCTTAGACGTTACATGAACCGTATAAAACAATCATCTATCACTTGTCAACACCCCCATTGACACTTTTTCCCTCGTGGTCTAAATAGCTGATTAGCAAGTTAGCAGGAGGTTACATGCTGGAAGATATTATTCACCAAATGAACGATGCTGGGCTGCGGGTTTTCCCGCTGCTAGGGTCGCACGATCTAGACGGCGAAAAGCTTGACGAAAAGGAGGCATTTAAACGCCCCCGACATACAGGATGGCAGCACACACCGGACAGCTGGTCCGATGAGCAGATGGAAGTCCTCTTTGAAACCGGCCAATTCGACACAGGATATGGCATTGTCTGCCGTGACCTAATCGTCATTGATGTTGACCCGCGCAACGGCGGCTTGAAGTCTCTGGAAGCTTTGCTGGAGCAAGTCCCGGAAATCGCAGGTGCGGGCATGATCGTAGAGACGGGCCGCAGGGATGGTGGCAAGCACTATTATTTCCGTGCACCCTCCCCTAGCGTAGCTATGGTGCAGCACCTGAAAGGCTTTGATGGCATCGACGCAAAGTCTTCTGGCTTCGTCGTAGGGCCGGGGTCCATGCACGCAAGCGGCAATGAGTATCGCATTCTGTCCGGATCGCCAGACGAAATTGACGAAGCCCCAGCCGCTCTTGTAGATCTGCTGCGAAAGCCTGACTATCACCGTGCAGAGTACAACGGCACCAGCATGGACGTCACCGAGGCCGACATTGCAGACATGCTGTCTTACATCAACCCAGACGTTAGCCACGATGAATGGGTGCGCGTCGGCATGGCAGTTCATGATGCAACCGGCGGTGCAGCCTTTCACTTGTGGGACCAGTGGTCCGCACAGGGCGCTAAATACCCTACCGTAGAGGCCCTAGAGCGCCGCTGGCACAGCTTCGGTAAGGCATCCATGCCTGTCACCATTGGGACGCTCATTCACTACGCTGAGGAAGGCGGATGGAAGCGCCCTGTAACCTTTGAGGCCGACCACGTAGAAGACGCCCCCGCGCCATTGCTGTCAACCGAACATATCGACCTTCTGCGTCCGCCGGGGTTTGTGGGGGAGGTCTGCGAGTGGATCAATGACCAATGTCGCTATCCACGGGAACACCTAGCCGTTGTAGCCTCCCTTGTGGTTATGGGAAACATTGTGGGCTTGCGCTACACCGACGACATCGACGGGGCCACAGCCAACCTCTTTGGCTTTGGTGTTGCAGACAGCGGCAGTGGCAAGGATAGCGTCTACAAGGCATTCAACAAGATCATGCGCGCCGCAGGTCTAACACCAGCCCTGCACGGTATGCAGAAATCGGAGCAAGAGGTTGTGCGCAACCTGCTGCGCCACCAGCCCGCATATTATAACATTGATGAGTTCGGCATTCACTTGCAGAAGGTCGTTAACGCATCAAAAAAGGGGAGCGCAAGCTACCTTGAAGGGCTGATCGGCATTCTCATGAACACCTATTCCAAGGCCGACGACTTCCTGCCCATCGGTGGTGACACCAAGGAGGAGGTCAAGAAAGAGCTGGTGCGGCAAGTAAGCCAAGCGCGCAAAGCGATTGAGGAGAACGACGACAAGCACGGCAAACACTCTGCCACACTGAAGCGCGCAGAAAAGGCCCTAGAAGCCATCGACAACGGCATTGACAGGCCGTTTGTGTCTGTCATGGGTATGACCACTCCAAGCACGTTTGATCTGCTGGTAACACCAGACCAAGCCACCAGCGGCTTTATTGGACGCGCCCTAATTGTTCGTGAAGTGGACCCCAACCCAAAAGCCAAGTACCCGTTTAAAAAGCGTCCTATGTCGGAAAGCATGGAGGGGCGGTTGTCATCGCTGGTAATTGGTGGAGAGTTCGACGTTACACAAGACCGCATCGAGTACTACAACGACCGTGTGCAGATCAGAACAGAGCCAGCAGCGGCAGAAGCCCTTCAAATGGTGTACCATGAGTTTTGGGAGTTTGCCGAGCGCCAGAAGGAAGCCACAGGGCTAACACCTATTCCACGGCGGGGCTATGAGATGGTTGCCAAGGTGTCCCTCATCCTTGCTGCACCAAGCGGGGTTCGGACACTGGAACACGTCCGTTGGGCCTACGCTCTAGTCAAACACGACATTGATGAAAAGCTACGCCTCGTGGTGTCCAACGATCAGACGTATGGCGGCGACATGGTTCTGTTTGCCAAGATCTCCAAGCTCATCAGTAAAGACCACGGCGAAACCTTTGGCGTCATCAAGAACCGCTTGCGCAGCTACAAGCCAGAAGACGTGCAAAAAGCACTAGATCTGATGGTGTCAAGAGGGCAGGCTCGAAAAGAGGAAACCAAGCACCCATCCAACGGAACGACCGTCATAAGATGGTTCTACAGCGGCTGAATAGTAAAAAGATCCGCTGAATAACAAGCTGAATATTCACTTAAGCCCATGATTTTCATGGGCTTTTTTGCTGTTTACGACGCTAGCTGAATAGTCTTTAATAAACCCTTTTAAAAAATACCACCTACATACCCATATATCACCATACCTAAAGGGGGTATTTTGCAATAAGAGATAAAGGGATTACTACAGAGAGTTATAAACAGATATTTAGATATTTAGAGGTATCTTATACCTTATTTCATTGGGTTTGGTGCTTAGTAAGATTTTTTTATTCTGACTACTAACCACACCCCCTTGACACCCGCTCGCAACACATGCTACCAACAACCAAGAAACACACAGGAGGGCTAAGGCCATGAAGATTGAAGTTGGAAAATACTACCGGACACGTGATGGGCGCAAGGTTGGGCCTATGGATGGACGGTGTTTTAAATGGGTGGTTGGGAGTGGTTCAGGAGTAGACCCAGAGTGGAATAACGATGGGACTTGCCGCGAAGGTTTTACGACATATGACGATGAGCTGATTGCCGAGTGGACCGACACCCCCAAGACATGGGGCGAGATGACCGACGCGGAGCGCAAGGAAATTTCTTTCTATGCAATGTCTGGAAAGTGTGTGCAGTTGCTTGCTGAATGGCCCGGTCAAAGCGCGTGGCTCGAATGGGATGGGAAAACTCCACTTTGTGAGCTTCATCAGAAAATCCGCATCAAGCCTCAGCCACAGCGCGAGACGGTGACGTTGTACACCGGAAAACCAAGCAGTGATTGCAATTGGGGTTGGACCGCAGATAATTCTTCATGCGGGCGCACCCACCGCATCACCTTCACCACCACAGACGGCGAACCCGACCTAGACAGCATCAAGATGGAGGAGGTGTGATATGGGTTACATGTTCTCTTTTATGACGGGTGCATCATTCGCTCTATGCTACACAGACGATAAACGATGGTTGCTGCTACTTTTGATCGGTGTTGTCGGGTGCGCGGTCTCTCACTTTACGGATGAACGCCAATGATCCCAATCTACAACCGCCCGAACCCAACGCCAGCACTAGAGGACGCGCTACACCAAGCGCTCCTCGCACTCAGCCGATCCGAAAAGCACATAGATTCCATGAACCGGCCCATCCTGACCGAGGGCTTTCGATACGACACAAACCTGATGACGCTCACAGCACATATCGCGGATGAAGGTGGCATTCCTTATCGTGACCGTGGCCCCATAGCCCGTAAGCTCGCCACACAGCTTGGGTACGTGTCCGTTGCCAACATGATGGCTTGCGTGCGTGAAGGGGTGTCACAGGGCTTGCTATCGGCTACAGTGCGTGATAACGAGGGCTGGCTCATGGTGAGCGACTATGGATGGGAGCAGCTGGGACTGTATGAGGAGATGGATGGATGACACGACTACAAGCACTGAAGGAAATGGCGCTCAAGGTTGAGGCGGGGGAATTTGATGCCGTGCCGGGTGGTGCCAAATATCCGATGTTCAATGCGTTTATGGATGTGGCGGAGAGGGCGTTCGGAATGTATGAGCCGGTCGGATTGCCCCGCCTGTCATGGGAAGCATACAAGGGCTCACTAGACGCCGCACAAGACCTTCACGAAGCTGTTCTGCCAAATCGCTATTGGAACCTAGCCGAGTGGGATGGCGCTTGGACTTGCCAGATTCCGCTATCAACATTTAAGCGACACGAGGCAACGTCTGAATATAGTGCCGCCCGCGCTTGGTTGCTGGCGATCCTAAAGGCGCTGATTGCACAGGAGGAAACCAACACATGACACGCTGGGTATTCAACGAAGATGGCTGGACCGATTGGCAGCAGCACGACGGCAAGGGCTGTCCGTGTGTGGGGTGGTGGGTCAACGTTGAGCATTGTGACGGATGGACTGGGGAAGATCTGGCGGCCGACGGGTTTTCTTGGGATTGGACCAATTACCCGAAATATCTTCGAGTCATCCGCTACCGCGTCCGCAAGCCCAAGGGCGCTGAGATGCTAGAGCAACTGGTGCAGGACGTGCCTGAGCCAGTGGATGCGTAACCCACACTGACCACACCCCGCCCTAACCGGCGGGGTTATTTGCGTTTGGGGCAATGGCAGGCTATGTATATTTATGGATGGTTTAATTACGCTGAGTGCAGGGAATGGCTGATTACGAAGTAGGATATGGCAAACCTCCACGCGATCACCAGTTCAAGCCGGGAACTAGTGGTAATGCAGGAGGTCTTACGGCTGAACAAATCGAAAAGCGCAAGGCTAATCGAGACAAGGCGTTTGCGATTGAGGAGAAACTGCTTGCCGCTATTGAGCAGGATCTAACCGAGAACGAGGCCGACGCGCTCAACCATGTGCGGTCGGATGTTCTGCGCCTGATCCATACTGCTATTGAGCGCTATGATGGCAAGCCACAACAGCACATCGACAACACGTCCTCTGACGGCAGTATGACGCCGAAGGGGCTTGGTGATTTCTACGCAGCGCAGACCTGCACCGAAGATAACGGCTCAGAATAGCCCTGAGAGCCACGGAGAGCCCCGCACAAGGGCGGAACGGAATAATTCGAGGAATTTAGCGCATGAGTAAATGGAGGGACACACTGGAGGCTCTTTATGACCACCTGTATACCACTGTGGGGGATCGTTATGGGTTCTGCGTCTATTGTGGCATTCCAGCGGAGTCTTTGGATCACGTTCCGCCGCTTAGTTTGACCAATATGCTAAACGACAGGGCTAAGGAAAAGCTTGACTTCCTCAAACTGCCATCCTGTGGTGAGTGTAATTCTGTGTTGAATGATAGCCCTATTCTTTCAGTGTCTGAGCGCAGGGGTAAGGTCAGGGCTCACTACAAGAAGAAGTATCGCTCTGCCTTAAATATGCCAAAGTGGGATGAGGATGAGTTGGCAGAGCTTGATCCTTGCATGGCAGATGAGATCAGGCAGGCGTCTAAGCGAGCGGAGTGGGTAAAGGCGAGGATCACGTGGATGCCTCCTAAGGATATTGATGACTTGTCTGCGGATGACGCATGACCGCATCCATGAACCCGGTGTTGCGCTCATTCTGGGCAACACCATCACGCTACAAAATCCTGTACGGTGGTCGCGCATCCTCTAAGTCTTGGGATGCTGCGGCTAACACCGTGCGGATTGCTCGGTTCACCAAGGTTCGCATCCTTTGCACCCGGATGTTCCAGAACAAGCTAGAAGAATCGGTCTACAACCTCATCAAGTCGCAGGCTGAGCGGTTCGGCGTCGCGCATGAGTTTGAGTTTCAGAAGGCTAAGATCATCCACAAGGTGACAGGCTCTGAGTTCCTGTTCTACGGTCTGGCGCGCAACACGGATGAAATCAAGTCCCTTGAAGGCATTGACATCCTGTGGATTGAGGAAGCGCACTCACTTACCAAGGACATGTGGGAGATCCTAGGCCCGACAATTCGTAAAGAGGGGTCGGAGATCTACATCATCTTCAATCCCCGTCTGGTCACTGACTTCGTGTACCAGCGGTTTGTTGCTGACCCGCCGAACAACGCCCTTGTCCAGAAGATCAACTACACCGACAACCCTTTCCTGTCTCAAACGCTTATTGAGGACATTGAGGAGCTAAAACGCACCTCGCCAGACGACTACAATCACGTTTACCTAGGCGAACCCCTTAACGACGACGATCAAGCCATTATCAAGCGCACGTGGGTACAGTCTGCGGTCAATGCACATATCAAGCTAGGCGTTGACATTGCAGGCTCTAGGCGCATCGGGTTTGACGTTGCGGACGATGGTGGCGACCTTAACGCTATGTGCGTCACACATGGTCAGCTGCTCAAGCACGTTGAGGAGTGGAAGGGCCTAGAGGATGAGCTACTTAAGTCTGCCACACGTGTATGGACGCGCGCCCGTGATGATGGGGCGTCGATTGATTATGACAGCATCGGGGTTGGCGCATCGGCTGGTGCCAAGTTCAAGGAGCTAAACCAGCAGCACAAGGAACAGATCTATTACCGCTCGTTTAACGCTGGTGGAAAGGTTCTGTGGCCCGACCGTGAATACCTGCGCGGGACACGCATCAAGAACAAGGACCAGTTTGCCAACCTCAAGGCTCAATCATGGTGGAACGTGGCTGACAGGTTGCGCAAGACGCACATGTGGGTAACGCAGGGGGTGGAATGTGACCCCGCCGAGATCATCAGTATTGACCCCAATGTAGACAAGCTGGAGAAGCTTATCACCGAACTCAGTACACCTCACAAGGACTATGATCCATCAGGGCGGAGTAAGGTGGAGAGCAAGAAGGATCTTGCTAAACGTGATGTGGCATCCCCGAATATCGCGGACGCCTTTATTATGGCTTACTGTCCCGTTAAAGAGACTAGAAGCTGGGCTGCGGCTGTTTAGAACTCCAAGGCCACTGTGTCACCCTTGTAGAAGCGTTTAATGACAGGGTAATTGTTTGGTCTCCTCTTTTGCGGTAACAACCTTATATGTTCCGCCTATTTTACTAGCGATAATTCTTCCATGGGCAATTCCGTCACCATTATAATTTGATGTCCATGTTTGAAAGTACGATCCGTTTCTATCTCACACCACGATTACAGTGTCAATCATCTTTTCATTCCTCCATTCATTACATGCCGCGATGGGCGGGGTTAGGTGGTGATAACGTAACCGAATAATTCTGCGGCCCGAATTGTTCCCCATATCGCTAGTGATAAAAACGTAAACTTGACTGATAGGTTCATCATCCCGTCGCTTGTCCAAATAGAAAACACAAACCACATAGCAAGCGCAGTTGCAATCTCATACATCTCATCTCTCCTTTATCCTGCATCACACATAGCCTAGGTGGCGGGGTGTGTCAAGCTTCTTGAATTAAATCATAAGACGGGTTTCCATCTTCGTAGCACGAGTAAAACTTACCATCCTCGGACCATGTATGCCCCATGCCATCGTGGAAAACATTGGGTTCACGCTCAGATGTAATTGTATACTCACACCCATCGTTTGAAATGTATGTTTTTCCGACTTCAATTTTCATAATTCTATCTCCTTTTACACACCCCCTACATAGCCGCCCATTTGCCACGTGTCAACACCCCAACTACACAACCACCCATGACCACATTTAACGACACCCTCACACTTGCTGTGGCTGGACTGGCTGAACCTCGGTCTAAGTTCAAGTCCACCACGTATCAACGCCGGGAGTTCCAAGATAGGGACTTCCTTGCTGCGTATGAGGGGTCAAGCCTGATCGCGCGGGTAATCGATATGCCAGCCCAACACGCCACAGCACAGTGGCGCGAATGGCAGGCAGAAGACGACCAGATCAGCGCTATTGAGGCCACAGAGATCGACCTAGACATTAAGCGCACGATCCGAGAGGGGTTTATTGACGCCCGCCTGTTTGGTGACGGGTATATCTTCATGGATAACGGTGAAGACCCCACTACGCCGCTTGTGCCTGAGCGTGCGCCGCCTTTGCGATATGTCCGTAAGCTGGACCGATGGCAGATCAGTGAGGGCGAATATACGTATGACCCTATGTCGGAGTATTATGGCCGACCGCGTGAATACGACCTACTAGGCGCACAGGAAGAGCTGCTGAACGTACACCCAAGCCGTATTGTCCATTTCGTGGGCAAGCGGCGTCGTCAGTATGGTAACGTGCGCAATCGGTTCGGAGAGTCGGTGCTGCAGTCCATGTATGACGACCTGCGTGGGTTTGATGCGGCGATGGCGAACATTGCTGACATGATTATGGAAGCCAAGGTTGATGTGATGAAGATCAACAACCTGATGCAGCGCGTGACCGACCCCACAGAGCTGGAGGCCATTCAGCGCAAGCTAGAGCTGGCTATGCGTACCAAGGCCACCAATGGCGCTCTTATCCTTGATATGGAGGATGAGGAGTGGGAGCAGAAAACCATGTCCTTCGCGGGCATCCCTGACATCATTGACCGCTTTCAGATCGCTGCGTCTGGTGCTGCACGTATGCCGCGTGCCATGCTGTTTGGCACGTCTGCTGGTGGGTTGGGCGCAACTGGTGAGATGGAGATCCGCAACTACTACGACATCATCTCGGCTATTCAGGAGAACGACCTGCAGCCAGAGATGCGCGTGTTGGATGCGATGACAGTCAAGACGGCTTTGGGGTCAATCCCGCCTGAGATCCATTACAACTGGCGGTCGCTGTATCAGATTGACGACAAAACCAAGGCTGAGATCGGCAACATGATTGTCAAGAAATACGTTGACGCAGTGGGCGCGGGCATCTTCCCTGAAGAGCTGGCGTACAAGCAGATCGTCAACGAGCTGACAGAAGCAGGTGTATCCCCCGGACTTGAGAATGCAGCCGAGGAATACGCCGGTGGTTTGGATCTGGATCAGTCCGAGGAAGAGTGATCGCCACGGGCTTTTGCGAGGGCGGTGCGGGCTTGCTCGAAGGCATCTTCTGCCCCGTCATAATAATTGCCCATATCTGGAATTGACGACAGTACGGCCTCCAACGCCTCATACAGATCCGGTGCGGCTGCGATGAGGTGCCAATCAGCATCGTTTTCAGGAACCCACGGGTAGTAGTGCATGTTGCACATATGAATATCACCATCGCTCATTAGCAATTGTGTCTCCCCGTTTTTGTACTTAACCTCCCAAGGCCCCGGTGTGAATTTCGGATCAGTCATTGGTGGTTTCCTTTGCTTTTTTGTATGCGGTGAGGGCGGATATATCGGCGTCATCATCATAACCGTTTGACCGCATCCATTCCGCTACAGCCTCTACGTGATCCGCCAACTTATCCGCAGCCCGCAGCAGTTCGTTATACAGTTCGGCGCGGATGTATTCGCAAGATCCAACCTCTTCGCCAGTGTCGTCGTCAATCCATCTTACTGTTCGTTTTTTGGGATAATCCATCTCACATCTCTCCTCTAAATCCACCCCTACCTACTCCCTCATTTGCGCAAAGTCAACCCCTCGCATACCATATGACCATGATTAAGTTTCAGGACAACGCCACTGTCGGCACTGTGCGCAATACCGAGGACGGCTATCTTGTGGCTATGTCCCGGATCGCGCGAACGGGTGTGCAGATGTACCACGCGTCAGAGCTTGGCATGATGGGTGATCGGATGGTGGGTGTGTATCGCCCGCCTGAAGAGGTTTTCGCGTCGGACGCAATGTCTAGCCTGACACATGCGCCTGTCACTGTGGGCCATCCTGATCAGCCGGTTGATGCTGAGAATTGGTCAACGCTGGCTGTGGGTGAGACTGGTGAGGGAGTGCTGCGTGAGGGCGAATGGCTGGTTGCGCCGTTGATCGTCAAGGACTCCAAGGGGGTTAAGGCGGCACAGACCACGCATAGAGAGATTTCAATGGGGTACACGGCCAATCTGGTCGATGCCCCTGACGACGCGCCTTATGACAAGGTGATGAAGGATATTCGGTTTAACCATCTGGCCCTAGTGACAGATGCAAGGGCCGGATCTGAAGCGCGCATCGGTGATGGTGTGCATAACTGGGGCGCAACGCCCGTAATCCAAGACAAAGAGGTCAAAATGGATGTGAAGACCATTGTCGTCGGGGATGCAGCGGTTCAGGTTGCCGCCTCTGACGCACGAGTGATCGAGCAAGCTATGAAGGATCAGAAAGCCGCTATTGAAGCGCTGGAAGCCAAGCTTGCCGACAAAGATACCACCATTGGCGAGCTTAAAGCAGAGTGCGCCGATACTGCAAAGAAAATCCTGTCCGATGCTGAGATTGAAGCCCTCGTTGCGGAGCGTTCCTCTGTTGAGCGCAAAGCTGCCAAGATGGCTGACGGCGTGGAAACCAAGGGTAAGACCGTCTCCGAGATCCGCCGCGATACTGTGCGCGCTGTATATGGCGACGAGGCTGCTGCGGCCCACGTATCCGACGCAGAAATTAAGGGCATCTTCAGCGTCATGAAGGTTGATGACAGTGCCCGAAATGTTCTCGGTGATCGTTATGAAGAAGACGAGGACGAGGACGAAATGATGATGAAAAAGCGTGACCGCATGAAGAAGCGCGACCGAATGAAGAAAGACGGTCGGTTCAGCGCATGGGACGGCATGTTTAAAGAGAAGAAGGATAAATAAGAATGGTTATTCTTACCGAACAGGACCGCACGCTAGAGTTCCTGCAGTCCGAGGCAAACGGCCATCGGTCGCGCGACACTCAGGAGTTCGATTCCACCACTGACTGGGCTGGTGCACGCATCCTGCCGGGTCAGGTCTATGCAATCGTGGGCGGTGACGCTGTGCCGTGGGACGGTGATGCTTCTGACGGCTCTGAGACTGCGGCTGGCATTCTGGCTTATGGCGTTGATGCAGGTCAGACCCAAACCCGCACCGTGATCACCCGTGACGCAGAGGCCAAGCGGTACAAACTGACATACGACGGCACTGATGCTGAACTTGACGCGGCTCTGCTTGCGCTTGGCATCCTTGTCCGCGATTAATAGAGGAATTTAACAATGGCAACTATGGACGTCTTCCGCAATCCAGACGCGTTCAACATGACCGAGCTTTCGAGCATGGTCGAACGCATGGATTACCTGCCTCAGATGCTGGGTGGCATGAACCTCTTTGAGGATCGCCCGGTTCGGCAGAAAGACATTTTCATTGACCGTAGCACCTACGAACTGGAGCTTATCCCGTTCTCTGCGCGCGGCTCTAACCCGGATCAGAACGAGCGTTACACCCGTGACGCCATCAACTTCGAAATCCCGCGTCTTGCCCAGCAGGACACCATTTGGGCCGCTGAGGTTGCGGGTCTGCGTGAGTCTGGCACCGAAAACGAACTGATGACCGTGCAGCGTGAAGTCGCGCGCCGTCTGATGGAAATGCGCCAGAACATGGAATACACCGAGGAATATCTGCGTCTTGGCGCAATCCAAGGTATGACCATGAACCCCGGCGACGGTTCGGTTCTGTACAACTACTTTACCGAGTTCAACATCACCCCCAACGCAGACGTATCGTTTGAGCTGGACGTTGACACCACAGACGTTATTACGATCTGTAACCAAGTCAACCGTACCATTCAGCGTGCTGCTAAGGGTGGTTGGGTTCCGGGTCGCTCGCAGGTGCACGCGCTTGTTGGTGATGCGTTCTGGGATGCTCTGGTTACTCACCCGCGTGTCCGTGACTACTACCTGAACTACAACGCAGCGGCTAACCTGCGTATGGACTCCGGCGCGTTTGGCACCTTCCAGTTTGGCGACATCATGTTCCACAACTACCGTGGTTCGGATGACAACTCTGAGGTGGCAATCCCGACCAACGATGCACGGTTCTTCGTTGTGGGCGGTCGTGACATCTTTGTCAAGGCAATGGCACCGGCTGACGAATACATGCCGTTTGTCAACACCCCCGGTCAGTCGGCATATGCAATTCAGGAGCTGGACAACGCATTCCGCGATACCCCGCGCTTCGTGAAGTACCACATGCATAGCTATCCCTTGTACTACTGCCAAAGACCTGGAACTCTCCTTCGGGGTACCCGCACCTAAGGGTGGAACATTACTAAAGAACCAAGGGGGCCTTTCGGCCCCTTTACTTTTTCACGATCAGCACTATATTAAGCAGACGGGAGAGGCGCGGCAACGCCTGCAATCCCGCCCTATCACAGCACTGGAGAAACATGCTATGACTGATATTCAAGTATTGTATGACGGACCTGTTGTCAAGCGCGCGGACGCAATTAAACTGGGCCTTGATAGGTACTTTACGGGCAAGCCTTGCAAGCACGGTCACGTTGAGCAGCGCGTGACAAAAAGGTGCGAGTGCCTTGAGTGCAACCGCATAGCAAATGCAAAGTACAGATCTGACCCCAAGAATGCAGAGAGAGCCAGAAATGCTTCTAAAGAATGGCGTGAAGACATGGGTGGAAAAGAGTACTATCAATACATAAGGGGAATCATAGAAAAAGGCTACGGGTCTACGGCGGCCTACTGGAAATACTACAATAGCAAGAACAGAGAGTACAGCAAGAAAAGAACGCGTGAGTGGGTAGAACGACACCCTGATAAGAAACGCGCCTTAGACCGCACCAGAAAGGCTGCGAAAAAGAACGCAGAGGGAAAGCACACAGCCGAAGATGTTAGAGCTATCTATGATTCTCAAGGTGGATTGTGCGTTTATTGCGAGGTAGATTTATCCGAAGGCTACCACGTTGACCACATCATGCCACTAGCATTGGGTGGCAGTAATTGGCCTGACAATCTGCAGTGCTTGTGCCCCACTTGCAATATGAGCAAAGGGGCAAAACATCCTGACGATTGGCATAAAGAAATTGGGTACGATAACTGACCGGCACCTTGCTGCGTGGTACCCGCACCTAAGGGTGGGTGAATAGAATTAGACGGGGCCGGTGTGGCCCCGTTTTTTTTGTGGGTGGGGTGTAGTGAGGGGTTATTATTAGCCGAGATACCCAGCGACAACCGCTGAATATGTAGAGCCTGTTTCATGTTCGGCGGGATTATTGAACGCATCAATCTCTTTAGCTTTATCAGCGTTCTCAGCGTAAACGATCCTTTGTTTTGTTGGGTACTCATCAAGTCCATAAAAAACGTTTACAATGTAGGCATTCAGTTTCTTTTCCATCATCTTTCTCCTGTCTCTGGGCACTGTGCCCTCTCTCTGAAACCTGTATAAGTCCAAACGGACAGGACGTCAACAAGAAAATGCACACTCGCAAAGAAAAACGCACCGACCTGAGCCGATGCGCTGTGGGGTTACCATACTTTCTTTTCTTCCCAATCGTCTTTGTATCGCTTTCGGCACCATCTCTTTTTCAGCTCACATCCATCCCACATCTCAACACAGTCAGGGTATTTGGTTTCCATTGCTTGATCGAGAGTCTCAAACACTCCAATCAGTTCAGCGCCGGTTTCGTAGTCGTCTTGGTATGACAGGTATGCTTTCATCTCTCATCTCCTGGCTAGGTCACTTCAAATAGCAGTACGTTGTTAGTAGGCATCAAGTGGCCTCTTATGGTGTCATATTGTAAACAAGAGGCCACATATGGCTTCATGCGTTGTCATTGGCCCTCTCCGTTGCAGGTGGACTTGAGGGCGCGGATGGTCTGGACTGCAATGCGGAAACCCTCACTTTCCCCATATTCTTCTGATGTCGCAGGACCTTCCGGGCCGAAATGCGGGGCATTTTTTATCACCGCGTCAAGCGCCTCCTCCAGCGCATCATCCCGTGCCGCCTGCAGCTGGGCGCGGAGGGCGTCGCGTTCGGATAGGAGGGCGAGCAGCATTTTAACTTCTGGTGGCGTCTGGGGAGGGTTCGTCAAAAGCTTACCGCGTTGCTTGCACCAGCGCTCCACCGCCTCTTTACTTGTGTCAGTCATATCACTCATCTCACTTGCTCCTGTCCATCTTTAATCACATACACCATAACGCCATCCACGTCGCGCGCAAGGTAGAAGTGGTCACAGTGGCTGATAATAGGCTGCCATGTTTTTGAGTTGGCGATGTAGATCACTTGAATTCCTCCAATGCCTTAGCGTTACGTTCAAGTCGCACAGCCACGCTATGCCGTCCCATTCTCCGCATTATAGCGGCTAAGTGGTAGATTTGTTCGGGTTGGGTCATGGGGTGGCCTCCTATTTTCTCTCAAAAAGAAAAAGACAATTTCCCACAGCAGCAAGTTCAGCAGCAATAAACAACTCTGCGTGATCTTTCCAGCGGAACTCTGCGACAGTAACCCCGCAATCATCTTTGACAATCCAGTCCATCTCATCTCTCCTTATATCCACCACCTCTCTACCACCTCCCTACATACCACGTCAACCCCCTTTGTGCTATAATCCAAGCAAACCCACCAAACAGGACCGATCATGGCAACGATTACCCCTACATCCCTGCAATCGCTTACGTCTGTCGCTGTGGCTGAGACCACGCTGGACGGCAACGACACATTCACATACAAACCCAACGTCACACAATACCTCATCCTTCGCAACGGCACAGGCGGCGCACTAGCACCCAACATCACAGGAGCAGACGCAACATCGCAGTCCGTTGATGGTGTAGGATCTGTGGACCTGTCAGGCGGCTTTACCATGCCGTCTATCGCTGATGGCACCACGGTTGTTTTGGAGTTGCGTGACATTCGCTCGTATCTCTCTGGCACCATTGCGATGACATCCAGCACTGGTTTGGTTGCAAGCCTGTTGGAGGTGTGAGGTGGCGATTAGGACATTCCGAGAACCTATCAACACCGCAACGTACACTCTGGTTGGCAGCAATGTCAGCCAGTTTTCGTGCGTCGAACGCAGCGTTGAGCGCGTCCGTGTGGTTGTGGTTGACGTGGGAGACAGTGTGCCTGCCACGGGTGAGACGCAGTATGTCACGTTTGATGACTTCTATGAGCGCAACTCTGACTCTGTTGATATCTACATGCTGGCGGAGGGGGTAGACGCCGCAATGATTGAAGGTGAGCGCTCATGACTTCATTCCGCTTTGGTGGTGCACGTGGCGGGGGTGGGGCTGGGTTTCGCCTTGGTCCAGAGCAAAACGAATTTGCCACCACGGGTGATCGCGACACCTATGCAACCAACAACCCCGCGTGGCTTACGAATTACGATGGCGATCAGTTCTTGCTGGTGCGCGTCGGGTCCGGTGGTGGCCCGTTCACGTATTTCCAGCGGTTCAACTCAGCATGGAACGACGTTACCAATGTCGTAACGGGTCCAGCAGGTGAGGTGGCATCACTGTCTGGCGTCTCTGTTGGGCATGTGCCGTACAAGCTATCCGATGGCACTTTTGGCGACTCCGGTGTGCAGCTCCTACCTAATGGCGACCTGCTTGCGCCAGAGGGGTTTGCAGTAGAAGCCGCGTCCATTCAGTTCGGTGATATCACGACCCTGCGAGAAGCTAACAGCTTCATGCGCCTGACTAACCCGCGCATTGTTCCCTTCTCCATTGCTTCTGCTAACGGCACCCTAACTAGTGGCGGGCAGATCAAGATTGATAATAGTGGCTTCACGGGTATGCTTGCCAGCGTCACAAATACGCAGGCGATGGCTGCTGTTGTTGACGCGCTCATGACCAACGGCGGCACGCCCGGCATGGTGTCTGCAGCTATGGTGTCCTTCTCAGACGATGACGCCACTGGTGTTCTGTCAGGCGTGTCGGATGTGCAAACCGCGCTGGAGAGGCTGGACAACACGGGCATCGGGGCTGATGTACGCACGTTCTCTGGAAGCTTCTTTGCCAGCTACGGTACGAATGGGAACCAAGCCGTTTGGTATGGTGGGAGGCAATCGGTATCTCTCGAAGGCACTGCCGCAAGTAATGGCAACTACACGTTTGAGCTTCCGGACATCAGTGAACTGACATCTATGTTCGATGACCTGCAGTCGCGGGGCGTTGCACAAGAGTTCACAATCACCATTGGGTATCGGGGCGGCAGCTCTCAGTCCGTTGTTCGCAACTCCCTTACCATCCGCGCCCCATCTGTTAGCGCCCTGTTTAATCGCAATGAGATTCCGGTGACGCTGGCGCAAGGTACATCGGCAACATTCAGGATTACTCGGACAGGCGGCAACATTGGCATTTGGGAACGGCTGGGGGTCCAGCAATCAGGAGATCCAATCCCAACCTTTGGCGAGGTTGTTCTTCAGAACGTATCGTGGAACAACAGCGATCTTTCCTTCTTGCCGTCTGGCGTTCAAGTGCAGAAAGGCTACGCATTCCCTGTCATTGGGTCCAACCCGAATGATGGCACACTGCGTCAAGGCTTGCTTGATTCTGGCGTTAGTGACCGCGTTATCTATGATGGCGACTACGTTGTATGGACCGCCGACGCATTTACGAGCTGGACGGATGGCAACAACTGGTTTGTCCTTAACCGGAATGACATTCAGCGCTTCAGTCGTGAGGAAAGTAACTTCCTTGCCCAGATCACCGAGATTGACAACCGTGTTGATCTAGCGCCCGTGTCCATGCTGGCTAACGACGCGCTTGTGTGGCTGTCTGAGAATCCGCTTGCAGAAGCGCCGTTCCTGACGCCATCTACGGACCCTAGCAACCCACGTCCCGGCGACAACTATCCCTATGTGGGTGGACGCGAAAACCGCAATGCAATGGGTCAGTTTCAGGTCGGCACCAATCGCTTCAACAACTATATCACGCTCGGTATTACACCCAACTTTATCAGCGGTCATAATCCGCGCGATATCGAAATCAGGATCTATGACGATGAGCGCAATGTAATTGAAAGTTGGAACCTTGAAGACGACTTCACGTTTGTTGACGATGCCACATTCACCAATAGCACAGTTCGCCATTATACGCGCAGCACCAGCGTCAACTATCCGTTTCTGGCAACCATTGAAATCTGGCTGACGCAGGTCCAGCGGCATTTCCGCATGGATGCAAACTCTGTTGATGTGACGCAGAACATTCCCGACCAGTCTGTTGTTGAGGGTAAGCTGTCTGCTGACGTACAAGAAAAGCTGAACCGGGCTATTCCTCCGCAAGGTGTGACCTACGACAGCATTCAGGACCGCTTGTCTCCATATGCCAATGTGGTCACGCAAACGCCTGTTGTTGATGCGCGGTTCTTCTCTGGGTCTGCAACCAGCACTTACCCATCCAGCCTTGCGGACTTCGCGACTGTACCTGCAAACAACCCGGTGTTCCAAGCGACGACAGTTGTTCTGTTTGTAGCAGTTCCTGAGCCGGGCGATTTCATCCTGCGCAATTTGTCCACTAGCTCGGATGTGGCGCTAGACAACGCCTCCCCGAATGTAGAGGTAATCCAAAGCTTTACCGATAGCGGTGTGGCTTGGTTTGTCTATCGCATCACCAGCGTCACAGTTGGCAACAGGTTTGAAGTTGAGCGCGTCCAGAGTCATCAGGTTGTGGCTTGGGCTAACGATATCGAGAACCTGCAAGATGACATCGAGCGTATTGACGCAGAGCTTTCCCACGCTGCGCTTAACTTGCCAGACGCGGTTGTTGACGTTTTGGATAACAACACCAGCGTCACAGAGGAAAGTACGCCTACCGTTGGACCGTCTGACTACAACCGGCAACTCGCGGGCGCATCTAACACAACTCAGACCGTGTTTTATGAGCCAAACGAAAACCCCGGAGCGGCTGGCAGCAAGTCTTCTAGGCCGCTGTCTGAGTTGTCTGGCGATCAGGTGCGCAGAAAGCTTCTGTTTATCCCTCCTAGTCAACCTGCCAACCAGCAAAGCTATATCACTGCGTTCGACGGCAGCACAGGGCGAGATCTGATTAGCTACATCAACGGCGAGTATCTGGTAAACGTCCGCGTTCCAGCGCAGCCTGCCAGCAGCACAACCAACACGGTTTATCCGGCACCTGCAACGCGAGTGTCTGGCGCTGGTATCTGGCAGACAATCCCCGCTCTGACGTTTGTCAATGGCGTTCCGGTTCCAGAAGCTGATGAGCTGTTCTTTACTCGCAATATTCCGTCCAGCTCCACCACGCTTACGATCCAGTATCGAGGTCACGCTAACGGCAACATCTTTGGCGCGGGTTCTGCGACACTTGCAGGGGTTGGCGGTGCAACTGAAACAGCGACCACGTTCAACATCAGTGATGGCAGCGAAACCCTAAGCGTTGAAGTCCGCTGGTATCCTAACACACGCCAGATCCGTGTAAGCGAGACTGCGCGCGTTAACGCAGGTCTACCGACCATCAATGACGTGCAGGTGATCCTGTCCTACACTGAAACCATCACTATTCCAGCAACTCCGGGAACAACCCGCCAAGTCGCGATTGAAAACGTGCGTGATGGCTGGCAGGTGTTTGCGTTTAAGCCAGCGGACAATGGCAACTTGATTGTTGTAGGTGATCAAACCGAGATTGACACTAACCGCAGTTATGAGACGTGGTTTGGTGCAACCCTTGGCGGTCATATCACGGTAGCTGATGAGAATGCACGTTTTCTGAACTTTGAGGACTTCAATCCAATTGATTCAACCCTCAGAGACCTTGAAAACCACGCTACATTGCCGCAGTTCGGGTTGTTCAGCACCACATACACCCACGAAACGGTTCTGGCCTTCGACGTGGCCTTGCGCGCTGAGAACAGCCAAGGTGATGCCGTGAACTTGGGTGAGGAACTTGTGCTGGTAGCTCCTAACAATACGCGCTGGCGGCTAAGCGTTGACGCCTCTGGAAACCTCTCAACAACACAGGTGACGTAATGCCACTTCACGTTTCAGAGAACCACTTTAGCACAGGTGATACCGTCCAATTAGGCGGTTCACCATACATCAAAGGTGACGCGATTGTCTGGCTGGATCTAGATGACGGTTTGCACAAGCGATACGTCATGGACAAGGGCGCACTAGTCCTGCAGTATTGGGACATCAACCAGTGGAAAAACGTCTAACACAACAAAGGGGGCCTAAATTGGCCCCCTCTGCCTAGATAGAGATCACCCGCCTTTCTGTTGGTGTGTTTAGGTTAGCTTGCGTTGGTGGTGTGGTCAAGTGGTGGGGTTACTGAACCCCCCACGCGATAAAATAAAACGCAAACGGAATCGCAAACACGCAGGCCGCTCCAATCATATCCGTTACAATCTCTTTCATGGTGTGTTCTCCTTCTATATCCACCATCACCCTACACGCCCCTAATTCGCAAGTCAACCCCTATGCGTCTATACTGCAAACATGGCATATGGATCAAACGCAGGACTGACATCTTACGCGGCGGAGACGGGCAGAACCTTCACGGGAGACCCAGACGTAGCGCGCACGGTGGCTTCCAAGTACATCAACGGCAAAGCTTTCTGGGATCGCTGGGTGGGAACGCCTGTTGACCCATATGGCGACGCTTGGCCTCGCAACGGCATTCAGGGCGTGTCTAACACGACTGTCCCCACACGTGTGGAGCAAGCCACGTATGAGGCCGCGCTGATTTGGGCTGAGAACCCGACCGCGTTGCAGTCTGGCGCTGTCACGAACAACGGTAGCGGGGCTATTGCGTCTGAGCAAGTGGACGTGCTGCGTGTGTCGTATCATGCGCCGATGAGCGATGACAGCATTGCAGAAGCCACTGTGATTGATAACACGCCACGGTTTAGTCAGGTGGAGGACTGTCTGGGGCCGTTTATCCGTGACTTCTATGGCGCGTCAACATCGGCTTTTGTTGTCTGATGGCGCTGCGTGAACGGCTAGGGCAGGTGGCAGATAGGTTGACCGCACGTTTCGGTGATGGTCAACAGTTTGTCACGTTCACGAACACGCCCGGCGCTACTGAGTTCGAGCCTCCCACACTTACGCCCACGACCACCACAGTTAACGCTGTTGTGACGGGTGCGCAAAAGTGGGCTGACAACGAGATTGTCTTGCAGTCGGATCTGGCTGTTTTGGTGGGTGCATCTGCGCCCCGTGCCTCTTTGGGCGGCACCGTCCGAATTGATGGCAACGATTACATCATTATTCAAGTTAACCCGATTTTGGCTGGCGGTTTTGCGTCTGCCGTTCGGTACATCGTAAGGAGAGGTTAATGCCTGTCAATACCACACGCGTTGTAGGTGAGATTCGACTGCCGCAGGACGTTGTGCCTGAGCGGTCAGTTGTGCATTTTAAAATCACGGGCTTTGACACCGATGCGGTTGACAACGTGGTTATCGCACCACGTAAACCCCAGACCGCACAGATCCAAAATGACGGTACGATTGACATTAACCTTTGGCCGAATGACGACGGTACGCGCTCCACTCTGTACAACGTAGAGCTTGAAATCTACAACGGCAACAGCCCGTATATCGTGCCGCTTGGTCAAATCGAAGTGCCGCAAACCGCTGGCCCGCATGACCTAACGGACCTCCTGCCTGTTCAGCCTCCCGCTGACACCCCGTTGGAAGAGTATCTTGCGCAACTTCAAGCCGCTATTTCCAGCACTGAGGCGGCGGCTGTACGCGCTGAAACGGCGGCACAAAGCATCAACGCTCTTGACGTGCAGGATGACGGCACGTCGGTTGCTACGCCTGTTATTCGCATTAACGCGCGCGCGGGCCTGACAGCAACGCAGGATGGCACTGACCCTAACTTGGTGCACCTTGACGCGACGGGTGGGGGTGGTGGTGCCTCTGGTTTGTTTAATGACTTGTCTGACTTGCAGTCTGACACAACCACAGCTTACGACGTTGGCACCCGGCTGACGGTTCGGAGTCTTGACCGGAATTACTATGTTCCGGCTCAGCCTATTACTGACGCGCACATCACGACAGCTGGAGGTGTGGGGCTTTATGAAGCTGGCCCGCAGTACACGACCGCCGCGCGGATGCGTCAAGCGGTACAACTTGGCATCGTTCCAGAAGGATCTCAGTTCGGTTGCTTCGGCTTTTGGTACACTAAGAATGCAAGCGCGACTGGGTTGGACAGTGCATTTCATGATTACGGAATTGATGGTGTAGAGCGCCCCAACTGGCTCCCTGACAATCTGTATTTGGCGACACTGTTTCAGTCCCAGACAAACGAGCAACAGTATTTCTACACCTCGCCTGACGCGCTAACTTGGAAGCGCCTCAATCGACTGCCGCAGCGAGCCAATCAGAACGACCGAGTTATTGGCGGACGTGATGCTGACATCGTGTTCTACCCGCCGACGGGGGAGTTGATCCGTCCGGTTACAGCTGGCACGGGCCAGTCTCAATATGATTGTTCATCTTGGCGCAGTCGTGACGGTCTGACCCATGACCTCTACCGTCACTGGTTTGGTCCTACCCAGTTTCGCCCGACGCTACCCAATCCTCAAGGTGATGGGTCAACCCAGCAAATCTGGGGGCCGCGCATCTTCCACGATAAAGCAAGCGATGAGTATTATTTCGTGTTCACCGCGCGGACTGGGCCGGACTACACAAACCAACTCGGCAACCCGTCGCCTACGTTCCGCCCGCATATCGCCCGCATCAACAACCTTCAGACGCTGGAAACAGATGCGCCTGTTATGATGGGCATTGAAGACGCTAACTTTGCGTCCCTGTCTCCTGACATCATTCGCCCCGGCGGAACAACTGGGAACTACTTCCTTGCCATTAAGGACAGCGCAGCGCGTAACGTAAGGATCTACCAATCTGCCACACTTCTTGGTACATGGTCGCTGGTTACTACGCTGGACTTTGACGCCACGTTTGAAAGCATCGAAGGCCCTGCTTGGGCACCCTACATCTACCGCGACAGCTCGTCTTCTGTGGCGACTGAAGGCCCGCGTGCCTTGAAATATCGCCTTATCGTGGCGCACAACCGTGACCTCAACGATAACCTGCTGGGCGAACAGATCTACTTTGAAGCTGACACCATCACAGGAGCTTGGACGGGTCCGTTTAATGCGGATTGGCCCTACGCTGTGCGCAATGGCGGTGTTAAAAATATGCCGTTTGAGTACAGCTCAGATCCGCGCGCCATGCAGATTGTTAACACCTTGATTAGTGGGCTGTCTGGTGATGCACCAGATGGT